GAACAGGAGGGACAGCTGATAGAAACAGAAGCCACTGGAGCACCTCAAAAACACGATCATACACTAAATCAGTAAGTTGGCAGCATCACCTTTTGTCTCTATGTTGATATAACCGTTTGTACTTATAAACCTGGAGGCATCGTGGAAAAAATAAAGAAACTATTTAGTAGTAAATACGCAGTCATACGTCGTGATGACCTGTCAGTTATAGTCGAAATGGATTACTTCCCTGAAACCAAAAAATCAATGATGTATCGTAATGGTCGAAAGGCAATTTTTTTACCGATGAGGGTAAGTGACATTATGGGAAATGATAAACTGCTGGATGAATTGCGAGTCAGAGCATCCTGTTAGTATTGGCATTAATTCTGGTATACTACATAACGGGCTGAACACCCATTCTACTGCGCCAGCGGAGAACTACGATGGCGCATATACAACTGATCAAACAAACCTCTTCCGGATTACTTCTCCCGGCGACGCCGGAGAGTTGCGATTTTCTGCATCAAATCAAAACAGGTGAGTGGATACACGCAGACTTTAAGCGTGTGCGTAACTACGCATTCCACAAGCGTTTTTTCAAACTCCTGCAACTGGGATTCGATTACTGGACTCCGGTCGGTGGGGCGATCACGCCTCGCGAACGAGAACTGCTGTCTGGTTTCGTTGATTACCTGTGCGAATCAGTAGGTCGGGAACATACGCCAGCTCTGAGCGAAGCCGCAGAGCAATATCTGAATACAGTTGCGACACGCAGAACCCGGGATACGGCATTGCTAAAGTCGTTTGAGGCTTTTCGCGAGTGGGTAACCATTCAGGCTGGATTTTACACCGAACATTTTTATCCGGACGGTAGCCGCGGGCGTCGGGCAAAATCCATCGCTTTTGCGAATATGGACGAAACCGAGTTTCAGCAGGTTTATAAATCTGTTCTGAATGTGCTGTGGAACTGGATTCTGTTCCGTAAATTTTCCTCTCCGGAACAAGTCGAAAATGTGGCCGCGCAGCTGCTGGAGTTTGCGTAATGGTGGATTTACGTAAAGCGGCGCGGGGGCAGATGTGCACCGTCAGAATTCCTGGCTACTGCAATCACGATCCGGAAACGTCTGTGCTGGCGCATTACCGACTGGCGGGAACGTGCGGAACAGCGATAAAGCCACACGATATGCAGGCAGCGATTGCCTGTAGCTCGTGCCACGATTTAATCGACGGGCGGGTAAAAACCAGCGATTACACCAAAGAAGAATTACGCCTGATGCATGCAGAAGGTGTTTTTCGCACACAAGAAATCTGGAGAAAGGAGGGATATTTATGATTTACCCAACGAATACAGGAAAAAGCGGAGAACACCTTCGTCTCACCACGCTGGAAAGTGTCTGGATTCAGGGAAAACTACGTATGTGGGGGCGCTGGTCGTATATTGGTGGCGGTAAGACGGGGAATATGTTTAACCTGATGTTGACCTCTAAAAAGCTGACAAAAACGGCAATTAACGAGGCGCTCCGGAGGATGAAAAAAGCAGGTCTGAACAAGTCTGAACTTGAGGCTTTTTTGCGGGATATGATTAACGGTAAGCAAAAGAGCTGGCTGGCGCATTGTACTGATGCAGAGGCGTTATGTATTGATCGGGTCATAAGTGAGGTGCTGGCAGAGCATCCAGGATTGATTAGCGTCCTTCGGCAACGGTATGAGGGGCGGGGGATGACCAAACGCAAAATGGCTGAACTGCTGAATGATGCACACCCGAAATGGAGTTTAAGAACCTGTGAAAGACGCATTGAGCATTGGCTAAAGGTGGCAGAATTTATTTTGTACAAACCAATGGTTATGGCTTTTGGTATAGAGAAAAAAGTTATTGCTTTTTGACGTAAAAACTGCTTCAATTCTTGTACGCTTCGCAAAGCTGTACCGCGAGGCGAATAGCAGACATGGACATTTGAAAGAGCCCGCTTTATGCGGGTTTTTTTATACCTGAAAAACGGCACAGGACGTTAAACGTGCTGGTGGTCAGATGAGTTTGCAGATGTGATGACATATGGTTATTATTCTGCCTCCGGCCCTTTAGCTCAGTTGGTCAGAGCGAGCGACTCATAATCGCCAGGTCGCTGGTTCAAGTCCAGCAAGGGCCACCAACCACCACTAGCTCATCCGGATAGAGCATCAACCTTCTAAGTTGACGGTGCGAGGTTCGAGTCCTCGGTGGTGGGCCAGCGCCGACTTAGCTCAGCAGGCAGAGCAACTGACTTGTAATCAGTAGGTCACCAGTTCGATTCCGGTAGTCGGCACCATATGCGGGCATCGTATAATGGCTATTACCTCAGCCTTCCAAGCTGATGATGCGGGTTCGATTCCCGCTGCCCGCTCCAGTCAGAGTCTTTCAGTCTGCGATGATGGGAAATCCCGGAGTGACTGAAAGACGTTTAAGTTATGAATGATCGCCTTTTTTTGCAAAATTGCTGTGCAGAAATACTAACCTTCGGGCGTGCGATCATTCATAAGCACTCTGCTTTTATTCCGATTAACTGTGGGTGGTTTGTTGGATAGAGTGTGAGGTGTACTGGCAATAGCGGACACTACCATTTGTTCTTTTTTTAAGCAGCCATCTGATGATATTTTTCCCTGAAGGCTGCCGGGGAGATATTCCCCAGACGAGAGTGACGACGCTGACGATTGTAGAAAATCTCAATGTATTCCCGTATTACTGAGATGGCTTCATCCCGGTTATTAAAACGATAGTGGCTCAGGCTCTCATTTTTCAGCGTTCCCCAGAAGCTTTCCATCGGAGCGTTGTCGTAACAGTTACCTTTACGCGACATTGATGTTTTCAGACCAGACTGCTCCTGTATGACCCGGTAATCGTATGCGCAGTACTGTGAACCTCGATCAGAGTGGTGGATTAGCCCGGCAGGTGGGCGCTGGCTCCTGAGCGCCATAAACAGGGCTTTACCTGTCAGCTCTTTTGTCATGCGCTCTCCCATGGCGTAGCCGACAATTTCGCACGTATAAACATCTTTGATGCCAGCGAGGTACAACCATCCCTCCTGTGTGGCAACATACGTCAGGTCCGCCACCCAGACCTGATTTGGTGCTGTAGGAGCGAACGTCTGGTTCAGCAGATTTGGCGCAACTGGCAGATTGTGGTTCGAGTTCGTAGTCGCTCTGAACTTGCGTTTCTGCTTACAGCGTAGCCTTAGCTCCTTACGAAGACGTGCCAGTCGGTCACGACCAACGATGATGCCATTCTCTGCCAGCTCCGTCTGGAGCCGCCGGGTTCCATATGTTTCGCGAGTGCGGATATGTGCCACCTTAATCTCCAGTTTTAGCCGCTCATCACTTTGTTTTCTGTCTGAGGGTTCATGCTGTACCCAGTTGTAATAACCGCTCCTGGATACACCAAATACCTGACACATCGCTTCAATGGGAAATTGTTGTCGCCATTGTTCGATTAACGCGTATTTTTCAGCGACTCCTGTGCAAAATACGCTGTTGCTTTTTTTAATATATCTCGCTCAAGGCGAGCTTCATTTAACGCCTTACGCAGTTGCAGAATTTCAGATTCCAGTTCAGCCACCGTGCGGGAACCAGGAGTACCGAGCCCTTTTCTGGCGGCGGTAACCCATTGTCCTAAAGTGCCTTCAGGAAGAGATAATCGGGAAGCGCCTTCACTGATCGAAAGTTGATTTTCANACACAATATTGTGTGGGAATGTCTGACTCCTTACCATCTCCTGTTCTGTGATGTTGTTTTGTTGCAGTTCCAGTGCTCTTTTTTCAGCACCAGAATGGTGCATTGTCGGTCAGGTTACGTAGTGAACCTCTGGCAGGGGACTGATGATTCATCATTCTGGTGTTGTAAATATCTCTTCGGACAACTTACAAAATATTCTAAGCAAACCCCGGGAACACACTCTTAACTGCCTTGGCTGGCGGTTTTTTGTACAGCGCTCGGTATGTGTGAGCTGGAAATCAGATTTTGCATGGACTGGAATCATGCTGTTATTTAGGGGCGAAGAACTGGCTTTTTCTTCCGCCTTCTCACCAGTAACGATTAGAAAAATAATGAAATGCCCCCCTCCGGGGAGGAGGACCGTAGAAAAAAGGACCCGCCAGCAANCAGCCCACTGGTTTTCTTGCGAACAGGTCGAGAACAACGGCGAGGTACGCCCAGCGCTTACCCGTCCAGATATAGGTCACATCACCGCACCACACCTGATTTGGCTCGGTCACGGCGAACTGCCTTTCAAGGTAGTTAGGGATAGCAACATGTTCATGACCACCACGTTTATACCGGTGAGTCGGCTGCTGACAGCTGACCAGCCCCAGCTCTTTCATGAGCCTGCCAGCAAGCCAGCGTCCCATCTGGTAGCCTCTCCGGGTTGCCATTGTGGCGATGCTTCTTGCTCCGGCCGAACCGTGGCTGATGCCATGTAGCTCAAGTACCTGACTGCGTAATACAGCCCGTCTGCCGTCTGGTTTTTCAGGACGGTTTTTCCAGTATCTGTAGCTGCTGCGATGAACCCCGAACACATGGCAGAGTGTGACCACAGGATAATGCGCTCTGAGTTTCCCGATTATCGAGAACTGTTCAGGGAGTCTGACATCAAGAGCGCGGTAGCCTTTTTTAATATTTCATTCTCCATTTCAATGCGTTGTAGCTTTTTCCTCAGCTTACGTATTTCGATTTGTTCTGGTGTTATCGGAGAGGCTTTTGGTGTTTTGCCCTGACGCTCATCACGCAGTTGTTTGACCCATCTTGTCATTGTGGAAAGGCCAACATCCATAGCTTTGGCGGCATCTGCCACCGTGTATTTCTGGTCAACAACCAGTTGAGCGGATTCGCGTTTAAACTCTGCGCTAAAATTTCTTTTTTTCATTGGAGCACCTGTGTTGTTCTGAGGTGAGCATATCACCTCTGTTCAGGTGGCCAAATTCAGTGTGCCACTTCATTGTCGGTCAGGTTACGTAGTGAACCTCTGGCAGGGGACTGATAATGCATCATTCTGGTGTTGTAAATATCTCTTCGGACAACTTACAAAATATTCTAAGCAAACCCCGGGAACACACTCTTAACTGCCTTGGCTGGCGGTTTTTTGTACAGCGCTCGGTATGTGTGAGCTGGAAATCAGATTTTGCATGGACTGGAATCATGCTGTTATTTAGGGGCGAAGAACTGGCTTTTTCTTCCGCCTTCTCACCAGTAACGATTAGAAAAATAATGAAATGCCCCCCTCCGGGGAGGAGGACCGTAGAAAAAAGGACCCGCCAGCAAAAACATTGGGGATGAACAGCTTTCGCTACTCAGATTGCTGGCGGGTAAAGTTCCTCATGAATTAAGAATGCTACGCGATCTTTTTTAATGGAAATGAAAATTATTGTCAATTAGTCGTGCGTGTTTTTTCATACAATATTGGTAAAGGTGATTCAGGCCATCAGAGTTTTGCTGATGGCCTTTTTTCTTTCCGATAGCACAGGTCTGTCGGGGGGCGGGATATGTATCAGATGGAAAAAATATCAACAGGCATTGCCTACGGCACCTCCGCCGGCAGTGCCGGCTACTGGTTTTTGCAGTGGTTGGATCAGGTCAGTCCATCACAGTGGGCTGCGATTGGTGTGCTGGGAAGTCTGCTTCTGGGGCTTCTGACTTATCTGACG